AAAAGCTGATGGTCAAGCTAAACTTGCACAAGCTAAAGCAAAAGCAGTTGTTGGAAAAAAAGCTTCTACAGGAGGAGGAGCATTTGAAAAGACAATGGCAGATGCAACAGATGGAAGTTGGAAAGACGAATTTGCCTTGATTGTTTTGTTATTACCTGCTATACTAGTATTTGTACCTAGCATGACAGAGTATGTAAGAGTAGGCTTTGAAGTATTAAATACACTACCTGAGTGGTATCAGTATCTTTTGTTTATAGCAATCAGTGTATCCTTTGGTATTAAAGGTGCAGGTCAAGCTATGAAAATTATGGGGAAGAAATGAACTTAATAAAACTACAAGATGAATTAGCAGAAGATGAAGGCATAAAGTTTGAAATATATAGATGTTCACTTGGGCATTTAACAGGGGGAATAGGTCACCTTATTACTGAATGGGATGAGGATTTTTATGATAAACCCATAGGAACTAAAATACCACATGACCAAGTAAATGATTGGTTTGAGAGAGACATTAAAACAACTATAAACGATTGTAACTTATTGTTCTCTCAATTTGATAATCTACCTGAAGAGATACAACATGTGTTAGCTAATATGTGTTTTCAATTAGGTAGACCTAGACTATCTAAGTTTAAGAACATGCTTGCTGCCGTAGAAGACTTAGATTGGGAAAGAATGGCAGACGAAATGGAAGACAGTAATTGGTACAAACAAACTCCTAACAGAGCCGATAGATTAATTACTCGTGTTGACAGACAATTTGCAAGAGAAAGTATCGCATAATGAGTAGAGAACTAACTGAAAGACAACAAAAGTTTCTAGCTGTTTTATTTGATGAAGCAGGTGGAGATGTAGTAGCTGCTAAGAAGTTGGCAGGTTATTCTGAAAGCTCTAGCACTACAGACATAGTTAAATCGCTTAAAGATGAGATTCTAGAGACTACACAGCTATTTATGAGTAGGAACGCACCTAAAGCTGCAATGGCTATGGTAGGTGGCTTATATGACCCTACAGAGCTAGGTCTAAAAGATAAGATGATGGCAGCTAAAGAATTACTAGACAGGACAGGCTTAGTGAAGACTGAGAAGATGCAAGTAGAAAGCACTGGTGGTGTTATGCTATTACCTGCAAAGAATGATGGATAGAAGTGTAGGTAAGTGGAAGTTACCACAACCAACAGATTTAAAAGACGAAGAACAGAATGAATGGGTACAGATACCTCGCATAGCTAGGACTGTTCCATTCGGATACAAGTTAAATGAAGAAGACCCTGACTTACTTGACCCAATACCATTTGAGCTAGAAGCCATAGAGATGGCAAGAAAGTATATAAAACAGTATTCATATCGTGAAGTAGCTAATTGGCTAACTGCTAAAACGGATAGAGTTATATCTCACGTAGGGTTAAGAAAAAGGTTAATGCATGAAAAACAACGTAAGGACCAAGCTAGAACTCTCCGAAAGTGGGCAGCTTATGCCGAGAAAGCAATCGAGAAAGCGAAAGCCATCGAAGAAGAAAGAACAGGTGCAAGAGCCTAAGATACAGGAAGTTGCAGATGTAGAAGCAGTACCTGTAGAAGAACAGAATGTAGTATTTAAACCTAACGCAGGACCTCAGACAGAGTTTCTTGCAGCAGGTGAGAGAGAAGTATTATATGGTGGTTCAGCAGGTGGTGGTAAAAGTTATGCTATGTTAGCAGACCCTTTACGTTATATGGGTCATCCATCCTTCAGTGGATTACTGTTAAGACACACAACAGAAGAATTAAGAGAACTTATATTTAAGTCAAAAGAAATATACCCACAGATTTGGAAGGGTATAAAATGGTCAGAACGAAAGATGCAATGGGAAGCACCATCAGGTGCAAGGTTATGGATGTCATACTTAGACCGTGATGATGATGTACTTCGTTATCAAGGTTTGGCATTTAGTTGGATAGGGTTTGACGAATTAACCCAATGGTCTACTCCGTATGCTTGGAACTATATGCGTTCACGTTTGCGTTCAGTTGCACAGGATTTGCCTGTCTATATGAGAGCAACAACTAACCCCGGGGGTCCGGGACATCACTGGGTCAAGAAAATGTTCATTGACCCTGCACCATACGGAAGACAGTTTGATGCCACAGATATTGAATCAGGGAATGTTCTTTCCTATCCAAAAGGACACAGTAAAGCAGGACAAGCACTATTTAAACGTAGATTTATCCCTGCAAGATTATCAGACAACCCATACTTGTCTGCCCAAGGTGACTATGAAGCAATGCTTTTATCCTTACCTGAACACCAACGTAAGCAGTTGCTTGAAGGTGATTGGGATATTAAAGAAGGTGCTGCTTTTACTGAGTTTGATAGGAATATTCACGTTGTTGAGCCTTTTTCAATTCCAAGAAATTGGGTTAAATTTCGTGCTTGCGATTACGGTTATGGCTCTTATAGTGGTGTGTTGTGGTTTGCTGTTTCTCCAGACGAGCAGATTATTGTATATAGAGAGTTGTATTGTAGCAAAGTACTTGCCACAGATTTGGCAGATATGATATTGGATGCTGAAGCCGATGATGGAAATATTAAGTATGGGGTTCTGGACAGTTCTCTTTGGCATAAACGTGGGGATACTGGTCCTTCTTTGGCTGAACAAATGATTATGAAGGGATGCCGATTTAGACCTTCAGATAGAAGTAAAGGCAGTCGTGTATCAGGAAAGAATGAAATACACAGACGTTTACAAGTAGACGAGTTTACAGAAGAACCCAGATTAGTTTTCTTTAACACGTGTACTAATATGGTATCACAATTACCTGCATTACCATTGGATAAGAAGAATCCAGAAGATGTAGACACAAGAGCAGAAGACCACTTGTATGATGCATTAAGATATGGTATAATGTCAAGACCGAGGTTTAGTATATTTGACTACGACCCAATGGGCAGACCTAGTAACAGTATGCCAATGGCAGACTCTACATTTGGATATTAAGGATATAACATGGCAGAAAAAGATGAAGTAACACTAGACGATGATTCTATAGCATTAGAAGACGTAGAAGAATCTGTAGCTAGTGATATAAATGTAAGTGGTATAATACCATTTATTATGGATAGATACCAACGTGCCGAAGATTATCGTAGTAATGACGAAGAACGATGGTTAAGGTCTTATAGAAATTATAGGGGGTTATACGGAAGTGATGTTCAATTTACTGAAGCAGAAAAGTCAAGAGTATTTATTAAAGTTACCAAAACAAAAACTCTCGCAGCTTATGGACAAATTGTTGATGTATTATTTGCAGGCAACAAGTTTCCTATTAGCATTGAGCCAACAGTTATACCTGAAGGTGTCGCAAAAGATGTCAACTTTGACCCAAAGAAGCCTGAACAGCTTAAAGGGGAAACTGCGTTGTCTTCGCCTTATGGGTTTAAGGGTGATGGCATGGATTTACCGAAGGGTGCTACTGAAAAAACATTGGCAGAAAGGCTGGGTCCTTTACAAGACAGTCTTGGAGAAATTGAAGAGCTTGAAGAAGGGGTAGGTAAAACACCTACTGCTGTTACATTTAGTCCTGCTATGGTAGCAGCTAAGTCTATGGAAAAACAAATCATGGACCAACTACAAGAGTCAGGCACTAGTAAACAATTACGAAGCACAGCATTTGAGATGGCATTGTTCGGAACAGGGGTAATGAAAGGTCCTTTTGCTGTAGATAAAGAATATCCTAATTGGGATGAGGAAGGTAATTATAGTCCTATATTTAAGACTGTGCCATCTACATCACACGTATCAGTATGGAATTTCTTTCCTGACCCTGATGCTGCCAACATGGATGAAGCACAATACGTAATTGAAAGACATAAGATGTCAAGAACACAGTTACGTGGATTAAAGAAGAGACCTTACTTTCGTGCAAACGTAATTGACGAAGTAGTTGCATCAGGTGAGTCTTACGAAAAGAAGTATTGGGAAGATGATTTATCTGACTATGCAGCAGACCACGGAATAGATAGATTTGAAGTACTAGAATATTGGGGAATGTGTGACGTTGATATGCTTGAGGAAAATGGTGTAGATATACCTAAAGACCTTAAGGAGTTTGACGAACTACAAGCTAATATATGGATTAGTAATGGTAAGTTAATAAGAATGGTTCTTAATCCTTTCAAACCTGCTACTATACCTTACATGGCAGCTCCAT